CCTATCATCGACTTGGAAGGCAACGAACGCACCGTGAGCCGGGGGCAGCAGGAAATACACGATTGCCAAGCGCGCCTGATCATGGTGACGGGTGGCGTGCGCGCCGGCAAATCGCAGTTTCTTGCGATGGAACTATTGCGCTACCTCTTTAAGCCAGAGGGATTAATCTGGATTGTGGGGCCAGATTATGAGCAGGCCAAAGGCGAGTTTGATTATATGTACAAGACTTGTAACGCCTTGGGCTTAGTTAGTCACGACTCGCGTCCAGAGAAGGGAAGCCGCACATTTACCACCCTTTGGGGGTGTCGAGTGCAAACCAAAAGCGCCAACGACCTAGACAGTATTGCAACTTGGGCACCGCATGTATTGGCGGGGGTGGAGATGGGACAGCAAGCACACGGTAGTTTTACCAAACTGGAAGAGCGCGCATTAGAACATGGTGCGCGTATCTTCATGACCGGCACGTTGGAGGATGCGCAACCCTGGTATGCGGACCTTTGGCAGAAGTGGCAAGGGGATAACGCCAGCGGCGGGCGCTCCTTTGCCTTGCCGAGTTGGAGCAATACGGTTAAGTTTCCCGGTGGGCGTTATGATCCTAAGATTGTCGCCTTGGAAAATAGCGACGGCATGACACCGGAATTATTCTTGCAGCGCGTGGCGGCTATTCCCTACAAGCCAGAGGGCTTGGTATTCAAGCTCTTTGACAATCGTCGCCATGTACGACCTTTGCCCTATGACTCAGACTTACCCATAGAACTAGCCATTGACCCAGGCCAACACACCTATGCAGTGTTGGCTATTCAGTGGCGGCATATCCCCGGCCAGTTTACCACCAACGCCAAGGGCCAACAGATACCATTGACAGAGGTTAGGGTGATTGATGAGGTGTACACCCACGGCGCTACGGTCTATGATGTTATTCCGCTTGTGCAAGTCAAGCCGTGGTTTAAGAAAGTGCGCGGCGGTGTGATCGATGTGGCGGGTAAGCAGCGGCACGCCAACAAGAATCAGATCCAAATTTGGGCAGAAGAGGCGAACATAAAACTACGGGGGCGAAAGGTGTCAATCCCTGATGGTATAGAAGTGGTACGTTTTCGCCTGCGTCCTCACCCGCAACACCTCGACGCCCAAGGCGATAAGTTGCCGTTGCTTTTCTTTGATTACCGTCTACGGGCAGATCGCAACATAGAAGGCAAGGCCAACGGGATACTCGCAGAGATGGGCCTATACAAGTGGCCGCAGTGGTCAGAGGGCATGAGCCAACCGAGTCGCCCCATCGACGCCAACAACGACGCCAGCAAAGCGCTAGGGTATTGGCTCCATGATAAGTTCGGCGGTGTGATGGAGCGGCGCAAGAGTGAGAAGCGCACAGAAATAAGGGGGTACCTGTGAGTGATGCAGTTTGGTTGGCGTTGTATCAATTGTCTCGTCACCTATTGACGACACTCCCGTCTCTTGATACAATAGAGGGCAAAGAGAGACAAGAGGCTGTAGAGATAAAGGCGGCGCTTGTCTGTTTCGTCAAAGTGACAGAACGCAAGTTCGGCTTACCGTCAACCTACCACACCAAAGCCGAACGGCGTCATAGACAACTAGCCTAGCGGTGATTACCAGCGGGTGAGGATTAAGATCCTCACCCGCTTTTTTATTGGGCCAAATATGAAGACACTTACAATCGATGACATTCTAGGACGCATTGGGCATACCGAGCAGGCGCGCAGCCAGTACAACACCATGGCGGCCAAGTGGGAAAAGATGTGGCTATTGGATGCGGGCTTTAGCAAAACCCTGACGCAATCCATAGAGAAGGACGGGCGCGAGCAGTCGACGACCGCCGATCCTTTCAATGTGGTGCTCTTGGCCCAACGCCTGATCGCCACACAGCCAAAGATTGATTGCCCGCCGCGTGACAATACCGAGGACAGCGCCAGACAAGCGCAGAACAAAGAACAATTCTTGGCGGCGATGTGGCAGCAGATAGCCAAGCTGCAAGGGCGTAACACTTTGTTTGATGCAAGCTGGATGTCCCTTGTTCGTGGGCGCTTAGTCTTTGAAGTGAAATGGATTAAGGACGCATTGCCCAAGAAGCTACAGGAAAAGCGCTTCCCCATCAGCATTCGTGTGCTCGATCCAACCTCCTGTGGTGTGCATCGTGGGCCGCTCTATGTCGAATATGCGTTCCAGAAGAGCACAGAAAAAGTGCTGAACGCCAAACAACTCTTCCCGAAACTATCCCTCTGGGACAAATCGGAGTGGAAAGAAGAGCATAACGAAGTTTGTGTTACGGATTTCTGGTGGATTGATACGGACACCGGCGACATTTGGAACGCTGTATTGGTGGAAGATGAATTCGGCAAGAAACCGAAAAAGACCAACTACGAATTTATTCCCCTGATCGAAGTGTACGGCGACAGCGCGCCCACAAAGGAAGAGGCGTATAGGGGTTTGAGTATCCTCTATGCGCTCGATGGCCCTTGGCAAGCTAAGTGCAGGCTGCAAAGTAATCTGATGACCGGCGTCCTCTGGGCGACGTGGCCCTTCTTCACCGTGGAAAATGAAGAAGGTGTAGAGGTTCCAGACTTCAAGGTACGGCCAGGCGCAACCGAGCACGTACCAGCCGGCACACGCATTAACCAAGTCATGCCGCAAGTTAACCTAAACATCATTGAAACCAACCTCGCCAAGCTGGATGAGTCCATGCAGCAAAGCGCATTCCCCGCCGTGCTCTACGGCGACGCGGGCAGTATGCAAAGCGGTTACGGGATCTCCATGCTAGGCGATGCGGCGCGAGGGCGCATTAAAAGCTTCCTCGAATACCTTGAGCTTGGCGTGATGATGGTCAATGAGGCCGTCATGAGTCTGATCGAAGCGATGGACGACGACGACGAAGGGATCGACATTTGGGGGAAGAACGCCAAAGACAACAAGCTTTACAAGCTTAACCTAAAGGGTGAAGACCTTGACGGTTACTACGAAAACATGGTGACGTTGCGGCCATCCCTGCCACAAGACGACTTACAGCGGATGGCGTTTGGCTTGCAGATGGTCAATAGTGGCAACCTATCGCGGCAAACCTTTTGGGATAAATGGGTTCCCGTCGATATGCCAGTGGACGAACAGGATCGGATCTGGCAAGAGAAGCTATTGGAGAGTGAAGCATTGGCCCAAAACATTCAGTTGGTCAAACTGGTAGAGTTGCGGCCAAAGACTTGGGAAATGATTATCAAAGGCACGCCACTGGAGGAGATAGCGAACCGGATGTTTGGGCCGAAGGAGCCACCACAACCACCGCAAGGGCCGCCAGGGATGCCACCAATGCCACCGGGAATGATGCCGCCTGGTATGCCACCGATGGGGCCAGGCGGACCACCCCCAGGGCCAGGGATGCCGCCAGGGATGCCACCGCCACAGGGTGGACCGCTTCCACTGCAACCGCCAGCAATCCCTATGCCGATGGGCGGGGGCTTACCGCCAGCCATGCAGGGGCAAATCGAGCCTGAGAATATGGGCTTACCGCCAGCGGGTGACCCGGCATTGTTTGCGCAGTTGATGGGGCAGCCCTTACCGCCTGGAGAGGAAATGAATTTGTTAGCGGGTCTACCGCAGGAAGGATTATAGGATGGCAACGAACCAGTATCCAACGAACAACGTAAGCAACGCACTGCGGCAGGCCAACGCCAGCACCAGCAGCAATAAGGCAGGGCCAACCTATGCGCAACCAACGAACCAGTATCTAAACAATACCGGAATGCAGCGCAACGGCCAGCCCTACAACAGCCCAAGCACCGTGACTCAGGGGCCAACCCAACGCACCTATGGCAATTCCCCATTGCAATACAGTACGGATATGGGGATGCAGCCGCGGACAACCAACCCGTACAGCAGCGACTATGGGCGGGGAGGCGCACCGGGAAGCACGCGCCAGCCGACCTATCAGCCTGATCCTTTGCCGGGGGGCATTCCCAACAAGGACAGCCAACCCTATTACAATCCCTCCTATCCGCAGTACAACCCGCAAGGCACGGGGCAGCAGGCCACGCCTAATCAGTTCAGCTACTACCAGGGGCTTGACCCGACCACGCTACAGAGCAACGCAGAGCGGGAAGCGGCGTTACAGGCGGTACAGGCAAACGTACCCATTTGGCAATTAGGCCAGAACAGCTATCAGTACAGCCAGGATTTTAACGAAGCGCAACGTCGATGGAATGAGCAATTCAACTATCAGCAAGGGCTTGACCAATACAATATGGATTTGTCAGGCCGACAGCAGACAATGGCGGAATGGCAAGCATCGCAGGCCGCCAACCAGTGGGCGCAAGATTTCAACCGGCAGACGGGTAACGATCAGTGGCAGCAGCAGTTTAGCCAGCAGCAATTTGGCTTGCAAGATTACCAGACCCGCGAGCAGTTGAACCAGTCGGCGCAGCAGATGGCGCAACAGGCACAGTACCAACAGGGGCAATTGGGCATTGGCAACCGTGAGCTTGACATCAGGGACCAGTACCAGCAAGGCCAATTGCAGCAGGGCAATCGACAGCTTGACATCCAACAGCAGCTAGGGCTTGGCAACATCGATGTACAGCGGCAGCAGAACGCCATTAACGAAGCCTACAACACTGGACGCTTGACCAACGAAGCGCGGCAGATCGCCCTTGCAGAGTTGGCGCAAGGGCAAAACTACGGCATTCAGCAGGGCCAGCTTGACATCAGCCGCGGTCAGTTGGGGGTAGCGCAGCAGGCGAACCAAATTGACCAGATGTATAAGAGTGGACAGCTTGACCTTGGGCAGCGTAACGCAGCCTTGGCAGAGTTGACACAGCAGCAGACCTACGGCCTACAGATGGCGCAACTTTCGACACAGCAGCAGGAACAGGCGCGGCGCTTTGGCTTGGACTTCTCGACGCAGCAGGCATTGGAACAATACCGCCAACAGGAACTAATGCAGCAGGCGCAACTAGCCCGCGAGCAGATGGCGGCGCAGCAGCAGCAGTCATTGTTAGCGGCGACAGGGAGAAACCAACGGGCCAACGTGCGGTGGATGAGATCGACCTAGTTCGGCAAAATTGTACTGAGGAAATGCTGAGGAAACACTGATGGCACTACCGGGCATGGGATGGTTGAGCGACCTATTGGGATGGGATGAAGAGCAGGCCGCGACTCCTCCCCAGGATATAGAGGCAATGCGGGCGCAACAGTATGCGCGGCAGTGGCGGCAGGCAGTCGCGCCCAGCACGGCGACGGCAGGCCCACAACCGCAGAGCGACCCACTACAAACCGCACTACAACAATGGCAGGCGGGCAACGGGCAACCCACAGCACCCGCGCGCCCCATGCAGGGACCATTGCGCCCAGGCGAGCAGCGGCCTATGGTCCCACCCGTTGGGCCTAGCATTGCTCCACCCACCGCGCCAGTAGACCAGCCTGCGGCGAATCCGTGGTTGGCCGCGGTCGACGCGTGGCGGCAAGGGCCACCCCAACAACCGGCGTACAATCCGCTATCATCCGCCAACACAGGGCAGGCACCCAAGCCGACGACCGACATTAGCAGCCTGATTACCTATGATGTGAAACCGACCTTACCGCAGATAGGGACAGGCTACGACCAGCCCAACACCGGGGCTAGTCAGTTCACAGCGCAACAGACCCAAGCGCCCACGGTGGGCAGCCAGATAAAGCCCATGCAGGGGCCACAACCCTACAACCCTAGCGACTGGTTGAGCCGTCAGATCGGCAACTGGCAGAAGCCCATTATGGAGGCAGGCGCGGCGCTCGACCAGGGAGTGACGGACTATGGTAGAAGTGTAGGGGAGATTGGGCCAGTTGACGCGACGCTTGGCTTACTGGAAGGGACGCCAGGATACGACAAGTTTGTTTTAGGCGCACAAGAGAATGCAGAGTCAGGCAGCAACCAAGGGTGGGATAGATTTAAGGATAACTTCTGGAACTCCCTAAACGCCGTGGACGCTCTAACAACTCGACCGATCATGACCGAGCAGCTACCAGGAACAGGCGCTTTGCTTGGTGGCGAGAATGTGAGCGCGGGCCAACTGGCAAGCGCAACGGGTGAAATGCTGAATCAAACATTAAACCCGCTCTACAAAGAGAACCCGCTTAAGGATGTGTCTTATGTGGACTTGGCTAAGGATCTGATCGACGGCGGCGAGAATATAGCGCGCGGTATCTTCTGGGACAACCTACGCCAGAGCCAGGCGGTAAGGCTGACTATTGATTCCTTGCCGGAGGATATGAGAACTCAGGCCAACGTTGCTATGGTCAACCTGATCAGCGGGCCGGACGCGGTCAAGGCTACCGCTGATGCTATTCTGAATCAAGATGATCAGGTTATGGCGCTTGAGCAGAAAGCGCAAGAAGCACAAGCGGCGGGGGATGCACAAGCGGCGGCGCAGTTCGGCGCACAGGCCAACGAGCTTAAGAACAAAACGAAGACGGAACTGATTGACGAGCAGGCCAACGCCTGGGCCGAATTTATGGGCGGCGTGCTACTTGACCCTACCAACCTGATCGGCATTGGCGGTGGACAGGAAGTGATACAGGCGGCCAAGTCAAGCGCACTGATGAACCTAACACCAGAGGACGCGCTGAAAGCTTTGGACGGGGTAATGGACAACGCAGCGAAGGCGGCGACCGGTGGCAATGTCTCCAACTGGTGGAACGCCGTCAACCCCTTCGCCCGGACAGCCGACACCCAAGCGGCCATGGCGACGGATACCCTATGGCGCGCAGCGGCTAATATGATGGCTGACGTCACGGACAAGGCCAGCGCTAAAGCCGTGGTCGATATGTGGACAGGCGATCCGCGTCAACTGGTGGAAGGCGTGGTACTTCCCGGCTCTACCGAAATTAGCAAGTGGGGGCCGGGGGTAGTTGCGAATCAAGAGCTATTGAAACAGTATCCGGTATTGGTCAAGGCGCGGGAAGCAATGTTGAATATGCGATCACTCGCGGGTGATCCTGCAACCTTCTCGCCTACTGAGTTTTTCGCAGAGCTTAACGACGTGCTGTATAAGTCTTCCCGCGAATTGTTCGGGCTAAAGACTCTCGACGAATTGCCCGCCGGCGCGGTGAATTTCCGCACGGTCAAGACAGCAAACGGGACCAGCGTAATCGAATACGTGGACAAGGCGGGGAAGGTACTCAAGCAAACCGCCGAGATGCTACCGTATGATGCGGAGCTACAAGGCAAGCAGTTGAAGAACGCAATCAAGTCAGCAGGGCCAGGCGGACAAAACCCACTAGCCGCAACGTGGGGCGTACAGAAAGCTATCTTATCTGATATGTACCTGGGCATGTCGCCAGGGTATTGGATCAAGAATGCGACCAGTGCAGCGGCTACCATGTTGACCGACAACACGATGACGCTGCTCCCCACAAATCAAATCCTTAACGACTTCATGACCAAGTTTGGGGGCGTGGTTCCGACGACCAGAAGCGCAGAAGCGGGGGCCAACGCACTAGGGCAGGCGGCAGGGGAAGCGCTTGGGGGTATGCATTGGAGCGAAAAGCTATTCGGCAAGGATAACCCCTACGCTAAGATGATGAATAAGCTTTACTCTATCCCCTTTGGCGCCACTGACATAGCGGGGCGGGTTCCCTTTGGCGAGCAGAACTTTGCCCTACGCGCCACCTATGTACCCTTTAAGCGGTACCTTACCAGTCAATGGGGCGACGCGGCTAAGGGCTTTGAGCAGACCCTTAGCGCCTTGGGCATTGATCCCAACCTTGCCAAGTCTCTCGCCTCAACTGTTGCTGATGTGGGCGTGAACGGCAACAAAGCCCAGATGCAACAGGTCATGAAGAAGCTGACCACGGCGCAGGTTGTACCGTTCAGCCTGAAAGAACTTGGCGTCCCTGATGAACTGGTATCGGCTGAGGGGTGGGCCAAACTCAACACGATACTAAGCGAGTCACTCCCTAACCAACTGGAAGAAGCAGCGGCGAAGGTAAGCGAGATCTTCGGGCAGGAGTTCAAGGCGGCAGGGCAGTTGTTAAACTCCGCACCTCCACAACCTGGGCGCTATGTCTGGACCGAATTCGAGTCGGTACAGGATGGGGCCGATGTGGTAGACAGTATGGTCGATGCGGCCAAGCGCGCAGGGCTACCGGCTGACCAGATGCGGCAAGAGGCCCAAGGGCTGATGAAACAAATCAGTGAGACAGAAGCGGCGCTCTGGACCACACTACGCCAGGACTTGGCCGGGGCTACGGACTCAAGCAGCCTTAATGTCGCTATGGATCTGATGGCGAAGTGGTACGATTGGCGCACTACTGCCCGCGCCCAGGTTGACGCGCTGAGTAAGCAGGCCATTCAAACAAACACCGCGGATGCATGGGCAAAGAAGTTTGAAGGCACGCGCCAAATCTACGGCGGCTTTACTGACTTCTTCCAGAAGGCCACAGACGAGGCGCGCCAGAACTTGATCAAGCTTGAGAGCGGCGGCCAGGTAGAGGGCGGGTATGATTGGTGGAATGTCATCAAGCGCTATGCCAGCTATGATGAAGCGGAAGTGATGACGGCCAGAACCGCAGGAATGGGCCTAGGCTCACCACAGGGCCAAGGTGACGTTTTTACGAAGGCCCTGGACGCTAACCGCAAATACGTTGACAAGAGCGTTGTAGAGCTTTTCAGCGCCTTTAGACAGTATCCAAGCCAAACCACTTTGGATCTGATGGCCGATGGTATGCGCAAGATGGAAGAGCTTGGGGCCAAGGCAGCAGGGTTCCTTGCTGACAAGCGAACCGAGATGCTACCCAAGAACGCCGACGCCTATTACAAGTTGCGTAATCAGGTTTGGGCCGAGTTCTTTGATAATGCCGTTGTCCACAACAATGTGGTAAAGCGATTAGTTGTGGCTAGTGGCGTGGCGGACATGGCGAAAGGCGCGCTTAAATGGTCAGACGAGTTTAGCGGCGGTGAGTTTCAACTTGTCGGCAAGATGGCCGATAACTTTTGGCAGGCGCGCAACACAGCGACGGGTGAGCTTGTACGGTTTGCGGATCCGGTCGCATTGCAGCAGGCCAAGAATGCGCGCCAGGTGGTTGTGTCGTCACTCCCTACCGTGCCACTGACCACGGTGCAAGATTTTTATAGAGTCATTGGCGAGAATACCAACATTGTCGATAAGCTGATTAGCGAGCTTGACGCCCAGAGTGCGGCGGCAGTTGCCAAGCGTGAGGCGCAATTGGAGGCCGAGCTTGCGCGCTTGATGGCCGAGCCGGTGACGACGCCACCTATGCGCCTTGTTGCTCCGGCTGATGAGGTAGCAGCACAGGCCGCAATGCAGGCAGACCAGGCCAAAGAGATAGCGGCGGGCAGCAATGAGGCGCGCCTTGCTCTGCGTGACGAGTGGGACAGAGTAGCGAAGGCGACAGGGGGTTATCCCAAGCTTGACCAGTTGATCGCAACCTACACGCGAGAGGGCATTGTGAATGTCCCTGAGAATTTATTTGAAGACCTTTACGGGCAGACCATTGCAGGGCGTCGCATTAACAACCAGGCCGACGCCGAACGATTCTTGCAGGAGTACTACGACCTTGGGCAGCAGGCGAAGAACGCACCCCAGGTAATGGAACGGGCCGCGGCGCAACCTATCGCCACAGTAGCAGAGCAGGTACCACAGCCCGCGGCTGTGCCAAGTTTGTTACAGCAAGTGCAAGAGCGCTTGATTGCCGATGGCTTGGTAGAACCGAGTCAGGCCGCCAACGTAGCAAAGGACTTGGTAGAGGAAGCGGGAAGCGATGCGGCAAAGCTGACCGAAACCTATACGCAGTACAAGCGGATGATGGACCCGGCTGCACCCGTTCAACAAGCGGCGACAGGCGGCGACCTGCGCACCCGGGCGGCCACTGTTCTCAACAGTTACAAGCAAAATAGCCAGGTGAAGTTTAGCGAGTTTGCCGAGCAGTTTACGCCGGAAGAATGGACGGAAGTCCAAAAGCTTATGCGGGAATGGCAGCTAGACGGGCGCCTAGTCCTCATGCCGATGGATGACCCGCGAAGCATTACAGCGCTTGATCGCAAGTACGCTATCAATATAGGCGGCGACCAACGCGGGATAGTCTATATTAAAGAGCAGTTACCAGAGCGGGCGGCAGGGGGATTTGTCGCTACGCCAGCGACAACAGACTTCGGCGCAGGGATAGGGCAGGCGTTCGGCAAGCTGAAGAAGCCAGCAGAGATGGGGCCAGCCCCACGCCCTAACGCCCTACCCTATCAACCGTCACCGCAACATATTGAACAGGTAAAGGCCAGCGTGCAGCGCGCCGTTGATCGTAGTGCGCAGAAAAACAAAATCACTCCGCAACAGGTGGAGCAATATGTACAGCAGGCGCTTGACCAGTTAGCCCAATCGGATGTGGTAATTTCCGCGCCTAAGAATGTCATTGACAATATTCTAAATGACGGGCGCTTTCGTACACAGTTTGAGACAGGCACCAGCGGCGCTACCGTAAACAAGGTAATGCGCGCTGAGGCCGAGAAGTTTGGCCTTGGCATTCCTGAGAACCTGCCCGCCGATCAGCGGCCAGTGTATGGCTATTTGAATTTCTCCAAAGAGACACGCAACATTACACAGCGCGGCTACGGGGAAGTGAGCTTTGTTCTTAGCGATAGTGTACGGCCACGCACTACGATTGGTGTTGGCGATACAATGGACAATTTCCGTAATGCCAACATGGTCGGCGCACCTATCGACGCGCCCAACATCCTCGCCGCCGATCATGAGATTAGCAACCTTGTGGACTATGCGCGGACGGGTGACACCGCCGATTTTGTCTATAGTGGCATGGGCTATGTAGAGGCGCATGTGCAGGGCGGGGTCACGCTCAACGATATTAAGGCCGTACTCGATGAGAAGGGAGTGCTGACACCTGAGCAAGTGCAGCGCTTTGCTGACCAGGGCATACAGGTTTTGCAGGGAGACGCGGCCAAGGTTTACGGAAAGTTACCAGAGCGGGCGGCAGGGGGATTGGTTCCCACGCCAGGGACAACAGACTTCGGCGCAGGGATTGGGCAAGCTTTCGGGAAAATAATTGACGCCCTAGCGGGTGGGCGCAGCAACAATCCCTACACTGTTTCGCCTACCGCTTCCGGCTGGAATCCTTGGGGCATTGCCGAGGCAGCCAAGCAGACCGACCTATACAAGTTGGTGAGCGGTATTAACGGCAACCTGGGCGACCTGCTAGGCAAGAAAGCGCCAGAGGTGGGCGAGATGGCGCAGCACACGATCAGAACCTTGACCGACGCCGAGCGCAAGATTATACAGCGCTTGCCTGAAATTCTCGCGGGCAAACAAAACACGATGACACCGGCCCAACAAATGCGGGTGCTCGATGCGCTTAACGAGATGATGCCGCAGTATGACAACATCTTAGCGGGGGCCGTGCGGACGGGTGAGCAGATGGCGAACTATGCCATGCTCAACTATAGCGACAAACGCAACCTCGATGTGTGGGCGGCAAGCCTAATGCCCTACCATTACTTTTGGTCACGGTCGGCTAAGAACTGGATGCAACGCGCTGTGCAGAAGCCCGGTATTGTTAACATGTGGTACGAATCACAGCGCGCTATTGAGATGGAGAACAACCAAAACAACATCCCCCAACACTTGCAAGGCACCATCCAAAACCCGTTGGCACAATTCGGCGTAGGGCCTGATCGCCTCGCCAACCCGCTCGACTTCATGCTTCCATTTAGTATGTACTTGGGCAGTGACTTCGTTAACCCAGATGAAGGGCGGTCAGAGCTTGAACGCTGGATGATGACGATTAAAAAATACACCCCGGCCATGTATCCCATTGCCGACTATGCAACTAAGGCGATGCTCGATCAGACAGCGCCACTCCCAGGCGGCAAACGACGCACCGATGAGTTTCAACTTGGCGACGTGTTACCACTTTACAAAATGGCGGGCTATGGGTACCAGGCGGCGACCGGTGACATGAGCATGAGCCAAGGGCCGCTTGGCTATGGCGACGAGTACGACTACGGGCGGGCAGGGAAGCAGGTAGCATTGGCAGGACTGCGGGGAGATGTTAGCCCGCAAGATGCAATGTGGGGCAGTGACGTAGGCTATCAGCAGCAGACGGGGGCCAAGCCACTGCCAGAGCAGCAAGGCCAGGGCGTGGGGGCATGGCAGCAGGGAGCGCAGGCGGCAGGGTGGGACCGCTTGATGAACCGGGCCGGGGCATTCCTCACCGGCGTACCAGGCTACAACCTGTCACCCGAAGAACAGCAAATGCGCGACATGAAAGCGCAGCGCGTACAGCTTGGCTACAATGAGGTGAGCAACCCATACGGCAGCAAAGAGGCAGTCAACGCTTACACCAACATGCAGCCGGAACAGTTTGACGCTACGTTCAATTACAGCGCTTTGTATCCTTCAAGCGACACGACCAAACGCCTACGCCCAGGGGAGAAGGCCGTACAAACCGAGTACTATAATCAGCATGGCGTGATTATGAACGATATGTCGCAGGCCGTTGCTAAGTTCCTGATTGCCAACCCGAACGCCACTACCAAGGAACTAAACGAGATCAAAGCGCCCTATTGGGATAAGGTCGAAACGCTCAAAGGTGAGTATCCATCCTTACCGAGTAGCGACAGGAAGAACCTAAACACAAAGTACATGAATCCGGTAGAGCACGCGGCGGGCTTTGTGCAATCTATCCTGAGCCACAAGCCCGCAGGACAGCCGGTCTACCCAGGCAAGGACGCAACCGCCGAGGCCAAAAAAGAATACTACTTGGCGAAAGCGAAGTGGGACACGGCGCGGCTTGATTATTATGATCGCCAGTTTACCCAACTGCTGAACCAGGATGACACCTATCCGGATCCGTGGAAAGATGCCGCGCGCAAGATGGTCAAGGATATGTACTCATCTGAACTATTGCGCGGCTATGAGAACCGATATGCGGGGGATGTGGAAAAGGCATGGAGCGACCGACAGTCATTTGTTGAAGAGGTACAGGACGCCCAATATAAACTGAATGACAAGAATGTATTGGATAGGGTAGGGCAGCAGGGCAGCGAACTACTGTCGCAATACTATGCATTACCCAAGGGCAGCGAAGAGCGGAAACAGTTTAAGCAAGAAAATCCGCTTGTGCAGGCGGCGATCATGGCAAGCTTTCAACCTCAGGAGTATGACGAGTTTGTTCAGAAGTTCGGCCCGGATGCCTTTAGCATGATCGCCAGCGCACCACAGCACCCAGGCGATGGGGCAAGCGAAGCGCAATTACAGCAGTACTACGCACAGATGGCGACGTTTAACCAGCAGTACCCTAATGCCGAGGCCGCCAAGCTATGGATGAATGGGCGGCGCTTTGGTGCAGCCGAGGGACAAGACAGCTACGGGGCAGCCTATGACGAGGCGATCAAGATATTTGGCCCCAACATCTTCGACATCATGGCGAATGTCCCCCAGGGCAAAGACGCCTTTGTCGCCTGGATGAAGTCAAGCCCAGAAGAGTACATGCTCTATACGGGGTACAAGGAATGGAAGAAAGAGTTTGCCGACCAGGACAAAGCGACAGTAGGCACGACGACCACGCCAGAGGAAGAGGCGATCATCCCCAACGCCAACGCAGGGCAGGGCTACACAGGGCCGCGGCCAGTGGGCAGCGACCGGCAGGCGATAGGGAGCTTCGACCCCTACGCACCCCCAGGCCAGCAGCAGGCCAACCAGTGGGCGAATCGCAATTGGGACAACCTACTGAGCCACCCCGCCGACAATCCATGGACGCAGAGAGCCAACGAATTAAACGCCGCGCTCCTTGGTGACAAGCCGATACCCTCGACGATGGCAAGCAGCCCAACCGCCACAGGCGCACAGGGTAGCGGCCCTATCATTCCCGATGGTGCAGGCAATGACCAGCCGACAGCAGGCGGCGATATGAAGACGGCGCGCGAGTATGCCGGAATGAATGACAAATGGGTGAAGGGCGAAATGACGCGCCAAGAGTGGGCGGCAAGGCGGGGCAGCGTTAACGGCTACTTCGGCGCAGGTGGGGCCAAGATGTTTGACGAGTACTACAATCTGCCCAAGGGACCACAGCGCGAAGAGTACCTAAAGAAAAACCCTGTGATGCGGGCGATCAACCTGTACGCCTACAACAGCAAGGAACTACAACCCGCGCTTAAGATGTTCGGAGATGATGCCTTGGGTAAGTGGGCCTTGACGCCTGCTTATGCCGACACGCCAGAGGCCAAAGCCGCGCGCAATGCATACTATGACAAGAACCCTGTCGCCTTTGAGTTTGGCGCTTGGCTGAACGGTAGACCTGCCAACCGGAAGGAAGGCGAGACAGAAGGGGCGGAAGGATTCAAATATAACTTTGGCGCAGACCACGCGCAGGCCAAAGAGCTATTCGGTGAGAACATTTGGGAAGTCGTTTCGCAGTTCAAGCGATCATGGAACGGCACCCAAAAGCGGATGTGGTACGAGAAGCACCCCGAATATCTAGCGTGGCAATCGTGGTGGTATGGCAGCGAACAGCGCGAGTATAAAGGCGGCGGCGGGGCCGGGGGTTATGCACCATTCGGCGGCTACAATAAGCAGGAGCGCAAGACACAGGTACGTATCCAAGATGTCTACGGCCAGGGCATGAGCGGCGGCTTGGGTGAACCGGCACGCGTAGCAGGCTATCAGAATCCGTCTATGGACTGGATGCGGCAGGGCCAAGAGTTGAAGCCAGGGCGACAGGTCAAAGAGTGGTCGCCGGAGTGGATACGGGGAATCAAGAAGTAATAACCTTTGGGGTTATAGGTTCACCCCCACGTGTGTGGGGAAAGGAGGGTGCGTAGCAGGGCGCCCACATCGGGAAACGGTTCACCCCCACGTGTGTGGGGAAAGGTTTGGGTGGCTGCCACTGTTGCCCCTATTCGGCGGTTCACCCCCACGTGTGTGGGGAAAGGTTCCGAGACGTTGCCTCATTGTTGGGCGCTATCGGTTCACCCCCACGTGTGTGGGGAAAGGTCTAATAAAAATCCGGCTGATGCATTCCCCCGAAGCGTGTGTCAAGATGCACGCCATGCAGCAACCGGATACGCATTATAGTACACGAAACGAAAGGGGGTGTCAAGATGGATTGGGACGAATACGAAAAGCAAACCGGCATTAAACGACCCGCCTGGATTGATGGCGTGGGCAATGTCAACTATTCTTACGGCAAAAAGGACCCCTTACCGGCCAAGCCGCTTACCGCCGAACAAACGGCGGGCTTAATGCCACAGGTGCAACAGCAGCGGATGACAATGG